TGAAGTTAGAGAAATGATGAAAGATAAAAGATATTATGACCCAAGACATAAAGATGAGTCATATATTAGAAGAGTAGATGATGCCTTTGCAAGACTCTACAGAGACTAAGCTTTATGTAGAAAAGACTATCCCTGACCACTGCTTTTCTTTATCCAAAAGATTAAAAAGTAGTGACAGGGAAGAAGTCGCAATAATGGGTAGCGATCCTTTGTTTTCTATGCTTGCATCATTTAGGTACAGACATAGGAAAGTTCAGTCTTATACTGTTATGTCAGGTAATAAACCTGTAGCAATGTTTGGTGTTTTGCCAACAAAAATTAATCCTAAGTACGGTTCTATTTGGTTTTTATCTTCAGAAATGTCACCGCAACAGTGGGCATATTTTACTAAGAGAAGCAAAAAGTGGCTTGAGTATTTAGTTTCTGATTTTGAATGTGTATTTAATTTAATACCTAAACATAACAAAAGAACAATTAAATGGTTAAAATGGCTAGGTTTTGAGTTTAAACAAGAAGAATTAGTTGTACATGATGTACAAATGTTGTATTTTTATCAGTATATACATGGGGTATATAAAGATATACAGCCCATTTTAGAAGATATCGGTCCAGTTTGGGCAACCGAAAGTAAGCTAGAAAGGACAACTGTTTAGACAACGTAAAACTAAAAGGAGAGTGTTTAATGGCAACTCAAATTTCGACTGCGTTTATTAAGCAGTTTGAATCCGAAGTCCACATGGCTTACCAAAGGATGGGTTCTAAACTGAAAAATACTGTACGTCAGTCAAACAATGTACAAGGTAGCCAAGCGAGATTCCAAAAAGTAGGTACAGGCACAGCGTCTACAAAATCAAGACATGGTGCAGTTCCAACAATGGAAATAACACATTCTACAGTTGATGTTACACTTAGCGACTTCTATGCTGCCGATATGGTAGACAAATTAGATGAGCTAAAAACTAACATTGATGAAAGACAAGTGTTGGCTCAATCAGCTGCTTCTGCTTTAGGCAGAAAAATAGACCAATTAATTATTGACGTGCTAGATGCAGGTTCAAACAGCAACAATGTTGTACATGGATCAGCAGGTCTTACATTAGCAAAAGCATTAAGTGTTTATGAAGCATTTGGTGAAGCTGATGTACCAGATGATGGACAACGTTACTTTGTTGTATCACCTGCTGGATGGGCAGATTTATTACAAATCGACCAATTCAGTAGAGCAGAATACATTGGAGAAAGCGAACTTCCATACGCTGGTGGCATGACTGCTAAACGTTGGTTAGGGTTCTTATGGTTTACACATTCAGGACTTTCAATATCTTCTACTACCAGAGACTGTCACGCGTATCACGCGTCTTCAGTAGGTATGGCAAGTGGTTCAGATGTTAGAACAGAAATGAACTATTTACCTGAGAAAGTAAGTAATTTAATAACTTCATACTTTAGTGCTGGCGCTGTCATGATTGACAACAATGGTGCTATTGAATGTCAGATAACTGAATAAGGAGGGATATCATGGCTTTAACATCAAGTGCATTGAAAAAAATAGCTGGTGCTGGCGATCAGAATCTCTTTGTTTATCAGAGTACTGACGCTGTAAGTACAATTGCTGGTTCAGGTTACTTCAATGATGTAACTAATGACCTAAAACAATTTGATATAATCTTAGCTGTAGGTGCCACAGGTGGTACTGCAACTGTAGATGTATTGATTGTTTCATCAGCAACAGGTGCTGCAACAGTTACAACAACTAACGGAACATAAAGTTCTTGGGTAGGTGGTTCTCATTTGCTACCTACCCACTTTAAATTATGTCAGATAGTAAATTCGATATATGTAGTCAAGCCCTAGTTTTAGTAGGAGCTAACACAATTAACTCTTTTGAAGAAAATACAACAGAATCAAAAGTTTGTGGACAACTGTACGAATCTACATTAGAAAACTTATTAACTAGATGTCGTTGGAGATTTGCTACAAAACAACAACAACTATCTAAATTAACAGATAACCCTTTAGGAAGATACGATTCTGCTTATCAAGTACCATCTGATGCATTACAAATGCACACAGTTACTGTCTCAGATGTTAATATTGAGTATGATAGATATGGTAATGAGATATTTACTGATACAACTGCATCAGATGTTGTAATAGCTGATTATACATTTCAACCATCTGAAGCAGATTTTCCACCTTATTTCAAACAAGCACTCGTATTTGAACTAGCATCTTTGTTTGCTGGTGCTATTGCTAGAAACGACACATTATCGCAATTGTATTCAAATAAAGCGGCAGTACAACTTACTGTTGCAAAAGCTCAAGATTCACAAGCTCAAACAAATAGAAAAGTAGATGTGAATAGATTTAGAAATAGGAGGAATAGTGGTAGTCTTGGCACTGTCAAAACTACTATATCTTCATAATGCCAACAACAAGAATACATCAAGCTAATTTTAGTGGTGGTGAAGTTGATCCAAACCTAATATCACGAAATGATTTAAAGGCATACGAAAAATCATTAGCGACTGCTACTAATGTAATCGTAAGAAATCAAGGGGCTGTAGAAAGGAGGGGTGGGTCTTTTTATAGAGCAGACTTAGGTGCTGAAAGCAGACTTGAACCTTTTATATTTAGCAGTAATCAAGAGTATATTTTTGCATTTCAAAATACAGTATTAAAAATATATTCAACAAACGGAACTCTTTTGCAGACTATTACAAGTTGCCCTTGGACTACTGCTCAGTTAAAAAATATTAATTTTACTCAACAAGGCGACACTATGATTGTTGTTAATGAGAACTGGATGCCAAGAATTATTAAAAGAACTGGTGCTACAACCTTTACATTGTCTACATTTGCATTTGACAGCAGTTTAAATGGCAAGGTTATATATCAACCTTATTTTAAATTTGCAGGAGCAGATGTTACTTTTGATGCAAACTCATATACAGCCGGAACAGGCAAGACTATTACATCAAGTATTGATTATTTTACCTCTGATTATGTAGGAACAACTGTAAAGATATATGGCTCAGAAGCTACAGTAACTGGATTTACTTCTGCAACACAAGTTACAGTTACACTCAAAGATGATTTAAAGGTAGAATTAGACGAAGACCCATTTGCAACACAACAAGGTTCAGGTGTTGTAAAAGTAACCCATGCACAGCATGGATTACAAACAGGTGCTTCAGTAAATATATCTGGTTCAGAAGATATATTAGATACAGAAGATCCTCCAGTAGGATTGACTCGAGCTAATTTAACAGGCGATTTTACTATTACAGTAGTAGATGATAACCATTATGAAATAACAGCTAAGAATGGTGATACTGCTTCAGAATCAATAGATGGCGGTGGAGTTAGAGTAGTAGTAAAAACTCATGCACCGACTAGAGATTGGCAAGAACAGGTAGTATCTAGTGTTAATGGTTTTCCAAAAGCTGTAGCTTTTCATGAACAAAGACTTTATTTCGCTGGTGTAACAAATTTACCTGATTTGATAGCAAGTTCTAAAATATCAGAGTTTTTCAATTTTGATATAGGATCGGCTGAAGACGCTGACTCTGTACAAATTCAAATAGCTTCAGATGAGATTAACGAAATAAGACATTTAATATCTGGTAAGGTATTAGAAATATTAACCAATACAGGTGAGTTTTATTTGAAACCACCTATTGGAAAAGCTGTAACACCAACAGATATACAGGTTATTAGACAATCTTCTTTAGGTTGTCAGTTACCAGCCAAAGCTAGAATATTTGACGGATCAACAATATTTGTGCAAACAAATGGTAAGACTGTAAGAGAATATACTTACAGCACATCAGCAGAAGAGTTTGCATCTGCTCCAGTATCTTTGCTATCTAGTCATTTAATATCATCACCTATAGATGCAGATAGGATAAAAGCTATAGTAAACAGAGATGAACAGCTTTACTTTTTAGTAAACTCAGATGGCACTATGGCAGTATATAGTTCACAAAAGATACAAGAATTACAAGGATGGGTAAAATGGGAGACAGATGGAGTTATTCAATCTATTTGCTGTTTGACTGACTTTCCTTACATAGCAGTAAAAAGAACAATCAATTCAGCAGATGTATATTATCTTGAACAAGTATCGTCTGATTCTTTTGACGTACCAACAGATATGACTGTTACTAAAACTTTATCTGGTTCATATCAACCGCATGGCACACCTTTACTAAATAGAACAGAAACCAAAACAGTAACTGTTCAGTCAGTAAGTGGCTCTAATAAATATTTTATAGATGGTGTACAACAAGCAACAATGAGTTTAGAAGAGGGTAAAACCTATGTATTTAATTATCCATCAGCTCACCCTTTTAAATTTTCTACTACTTCAGATGGAACACATGGTGGTGGTTCAGAATATACTACTGGAGTTACACATAACAGTTCTACACAAGTTACTATTACAGTAGCTTCATCTGCTCCTACCCTTTATTATTATTGCTCAATACACTCAGGAATGGGTGGTCAAGCAAATACACCTGTAGTTACATCTACAACACTATTAGCAGATGGATTTACTAATGCACCTAGCACAGGGGAATCATTTCAATTTGGTGGTAGTGGTACAACATATACAATAAATTCAGCTACTGCTACAAGTAATTCTGGAGAATATGTTATTGTTTTAGATCAAGCAGTATCAATAGCTGATAATACAGCATTACAATTTACAACATCTAAAACATTTAATGGGCTAAATTCTACACCTGATATGAGAGGCAAAACAGTACATGCAACATCAGGCTCAACTGAGGGTGGTAATATTAATTATTACGGAAGCGCAGTCGTTACATCTGGCGGAGTAGCTGTATTTGATACACCAGCATCTGCTGTAGATATAGGATTAAATTTTGATGTAACAATAAAAACATTGCCTATAAATGCAAAAGTACAGTCACGTGGAACACAATCACCACTTATAGGTAATCCTACAAAAATAGGTAAAGCAGTAATAGAACTATCAAACTCTTATAATCTTCAAGTTAATGGCAATGATTTGTTAATTAATACAACTACAATTGATACATCAAGCACATTGCCTAGCTTTACAGGTAAAAAGAACGTACACTTTTTAGGATATGACAATGAGCCAAATATTGAAATAACACAAACGGCACCATTACCACTTAGAATATTAGGTATTACATCGGAGGTATATTATTAATGTGTGATCCAGTAACAATGGCTTCTACAGCAAGTATGATTAATTCAATAGGTATGGCTACAGGAATTAACACTCTAGGCGCAGCTTCAGCTGTTGGTTCTTTAAGTGGAGGAGCTTCTGCTGGTTTCTTTAGTTTAACTAATGCAATGGGAGCTGTAAGAAATATTGGCACGATAGCATCTGCAATAGGCAACAACCCAATAACAGGTCTTGGAATGTCTTTAATGTCAGCAAATGCAGAAAGAACACGTGCTGGTTATGAGGCAGCACAAGCTAGATATCAACAACAGCAATATAAAGAAGAAATCGAAAGACAAAGACTTGAACAGATACAACAAGAAAATGAAAGAAAACGTAGATTTGCTAGAGAGTTTTCATCGAATCAGGCAATTGCAGCCGCGTCTGGTGTAGACATAGCATCAGCAAGTTATCAGGCTTTATTTGCATCTAACAGAGAAACTTATCTAAAAGATAGAGATGCGATATCTATGAACTCATTAGATGAAATTGTACGTTCAAGACAAAACTTACAACTAGCAAAAGCTAAAGAACAACAAGCCATCAAAACAGGTAAAACTAATGTAGCAGTTAAAGTAGCAGAGGGTTTATTAAGAACTAAACAAATATATGATGAGATGTAGTAATGGCATTAGAAAAAACAAAAAGATATTTTGATTACAAAGATAGGATTGGTGTAAGTCGTGGTGGAGATTTTGACACATTACAATCTTACTCAGCTCGAGAAGCTCAACAACTAGAAAATTTATTTAGAGAACAGTCAAGTATAGCTTATAAAAATGCTGTAGAGAAAGGAGAAGAACGAGGGCTATTAGCGGCAAATACAGCTAATACTGTTTATGATGATGTAGCTGTTGTATCAGATACAGGTGAATCCTATACAGTACCAATAGCTAGAAAGTATCAGCCACCTGCTGGACTTACCGGCAAGACTGCATTAAAAGTATTTAAAGAACAAACTCACAAAAGATATATAACAGAATTAACAAACAGCACAACAGCTGTTATTGGAAATATATATTCACAATACGCTGATAAAGCTATAGATGGACAAACATTTAATGATTTAGTTTCAGATGCATTAGAACCTATATACAGTTCAGTAGATCCAGAAACTAGAAATTTATTAAAATTAAAAGACCAAACAGAAATAATTAATAAAGGTAACTATTTACAAAGAGAGTTTGTAAGAAGAAAAGCAGATATATCAAAAGCTGAAAATAAAAAAAATACAGACAATATAGAAAAAAATGCAATAAGAAGTATTGTACAGGGAATCGAATATGATTCTATAAAACAATATAATTCAGAAATAAATTCACAACTTGAAAGAAGAGATATATCTCCTGATGAAGCTAAGTTTTTAAAAGAAAGTTATAAAGATAAAATAGACAGTCTTACAAAGCTAGATGGTCTGACAAAAAAAATGTTTCCTCGTCTTGGTACAGATGACATAACAGCTACTGATTTAACAAAACTAGATGAATATCAAAAGTTTTTAGAAGACAATACTAGAATAAGTTTTGAATATAATGGCGTTACAATTACTAAAGACCAGATAAATAAATCTTTAGGGAAAAATAAAGAAGATAATTTAAAAACATATAGGTCTTCTATTAAACAACATCAAACAACAAGTGCTACTTTATCAAAAAAAGCTAAAGACCAAAGCATACTTACTACTGCAATAGAGCAATTTAATAGCGATGTAGATAGCGGAGGTGATGGAAAGTATCGTTTTGGACAAGGAACAGGCAAACAAAGAAGAACTTTTGCAGCCGAAAACGAACAAGTATTATTTGAAAACTGGATGTCTAGACAAGATGTAGATACTATTTCATACAATGAATTATCTAAAAATCAAGACGTAGCAAATCAATGGATGTTACATAAACTTAAACATGGTCTTATAAACAATGAACAATACAATACTTTGATTGATAAAATAAATTCATCTAATCCAGATGATGTTGTAGATTTATTTCAAGACAGAACATTAGAATTTATATTTAGGTTTTCTAATCAGTACGACCATAATAAAGAAGATCAAAAATTAATAGATGCATTATATTCAAGACTAGAGGGTAAAAGACCAGGACAAGCATATTCAATTGTAGAACAATATTTAAAAATAGATACAAAAGTAGAAAAAAGAAATATAGTAGAATTACTTTCAAAACAACCAAATGAAGATTATCAACAAGCAAAACACGTTAATAAACAAGTTAGCAAGTATCTAGTAGAAATAGTTGGAGATACAGCAAATGATGATGTTATGTTTAGCACCATAGCAACAAACAGAATACTATCTAACATATACGATAACATTGATGCTAACGGTTTATTATTAACTGATAATGTAATTAAAGACCTTGTAAGAAGAGAACTAGCTACATTAGATGATTCTAATGAATGGGGTTATAGTAGATTTGGTATTGCTGTATCTAATGTACCAGTAAAAATAACAGGAGATGTAGTTAGTACGTTTGCTAAATACCCACCTGAAAAAAACTATCCTTTAAATTATAGTAGTCAAAAACAAATTAACTACACTTATCAAAGAATGACTGACAAGTTTAAGGTTTTTCTAAATAGAAAACAAAATAAAAATATTAAAAAACTAATAGGAAAAGCAAACTATGGAACAGCAGACAATCCTAATTTAAAGGTTAGAGCAAGATTAAAAGACAATAACGAAGTTGAGTATATTTTAGTGTATGACATGGATGGTATGCAAATAACACTAGAAGATGAAAACAATAGAGTATTGACATTCGATTCAAATGATTTTGAACAAAACATATTGCAAGAATAATGGCTGATTTTGATTGCCATGTTTGGAAAGCCAAAGACTATTCAGAGGCGGCAATGTTCATTACTAAATTACATTCTAAATTACATAAACCTGCATCCACTCATGGTGCGAGGGCAATAACAAGAGTAAGCACTAATGATGTTAGGGCAGACATGTTGCTCGCAGTGCCCGGATTTGGTAAAGAGTTAGTGGATAAATTGCTAGATAAGTGTGGGTGTATAGAAG